CGAAGAATGCAGCAAAAGCAGGCAAACCAGCCACACCCGAAGTCAAAGCAAAAACAAAAAGCATTAAACTAAAATACATCAGGTTCAATCAATCGGGCGATATCAAAGACGCAGCTGACGCAGAAAAAATGGATGAAGTTGCGCGGTTGGCGAAAGAAAATCTACAACTGGTTTCCTATACTTATACTGCACGCAGGGACATCCTGAAAGAATACAAATTTCAGCACGTCCACGTCCAAGGGTCGGGATTCTCAGCAATCACCGCAATCAATAGACCTATTCACGGTAAACGCGGCGGTGAATTCTCAGGGAAAGTGTTCACTGCGTTTCCTTCTATTTTCAATAAAAGTCATAAACCACAGGAACGCATTCCTGGCAAACTTTATTATGAAGATATTTTTGAAAAGAAAACCGCCGATGGGAAAGATAATTCCCTCTACGATAAATATTCGAAATCGAACCCGTCTGGCTGGTATGCATGCCCCGGTGATTGCAATTCTTGCCCCGCCTGCAAAACCGACGAGTTCAAGCATATCGGCGTCAAAATTCACCGCAGTTTCCAAAAAGTAGAGGATAAGTGGCATGATGTCCAAAGAACTGATAAAGGTTATGAAGTCAAGCAGAAATTCGATGTTTATCAACGGGATGAAAAAGGTAAACCTGTCAATTGGACACAAGAAATGGAACAGGAATATGAAGACAGAGCTATGACTATTCAAAAAGAGCAGGATTTCAATAGATTGCCGAAAGAGGAACAAGTTGAAATAGCAACAAATAAATTGAAAGAACTTTACGGACTTCTTGATCCCGATTTGGACGAAGACGCTTTGGACGCTTTGAAGAAGGATATCAATAGGTGGCAGATAAAGGCGGCTAGACGCGGTATTGATTGGAAGAAGATAAAACAGGAGGCAAGATGAAATTGACAAAAGAGGATATTAAAAAATATGCTACGATAAAAGAAAAAGAAGAATTAAACAATCTCCCCTTCGAAGATGTTGTTTATGTAGGGACAAGATTATCAACAAATACAGACGCATTTTGGGATTTTAAAACAGATGAAGTCAATTTTTATGACCATGAAACAGGAAATTTTAAATCTAGCACCTTTTTTGATATGATGTCTCCAAGACATTGGGCATATCAAGCAGTTAAAAAAGCAAGATTAAAATTTGATCCTGATTTGGAAAAGGAAATTTAAAAAATAATATTAAATTGGACGAATGATAAAAGTAGCAAAAACGGATAACCCGAATTACCTGTTGGTCGAAGCAGATAAATCCATCTTCGATTTCCTGCAAAATCATTTTGCTATAAAAGACAAAAATGCCTTCTGGAGTCCACTTTATAAAAAGAAACTTTGGGACGGCAAAATTCGATTCCTAAGAAAAGACGGGACGATTCTTTCGGGATTATTAGTTGAAATATTGAGAATCGCCAAAATCAATCACTGGGACGTAGATTTCGACCATTCCCTGATAGTCAACAGACAGAAATTTGACAGGAAAGAAATCGAGGATTCGTTGAAAGATGTCGAACTCTACGAAGATCAGGTCGACACTATTGAGAAATTGCTCAAATATAATTATGGTCTTTGCAAACTTCCTACGTCTTCAGGAAAGAGTTATATAGAAATCGCAATGATGAATTTGTTTCGTTCAAGAGGAATTAAGGATATGATTCTCGTTGTTCCCCGCCAGACATTGGTAGAGCAAATTTACGATGATCTGACTACTAAGTCAAAACTCATCAAACCAGAGGAATGCGGCAGACTTTACGGTGGGCACAAAGAATGGGACAGAACGGTCGTGGTGGCAACGTGGCAAAGTCTGGCGACCCTTCTACAGCTTGATCCCAACTACGGCAAACGATTCGGGTTATTGATCCAGGACGAAGTGCATATTTCATCTTCATCAGCAAAGGTGACGAAAGAAGTCATTGGCGCATTCGCCGCAAAATATAAATACGGTTTCTCCGCGACAGTCATTTCCAGAGATACCGACAAATTGGAATATTATAACAGCGTCAGTCTGTTCGGCCCGATCACAGCATCAAATACGGTCAAACAACTACAACGCGAGAATCGCATCTCGCAGGCGGAAATTCGTGTCAAATTATTGAGTTATCCTGTTCAGCCGGAAATCAAGACTTATAAGGAATACGAAGATTTCATACGGTATAACCCAAAACGCAGAAATTATATTTTTGAATTGGTCAAGGAAATTCGCGAACGTTTGCCGAAATCGAATGGGTTGATTTTGGTTCGCAATGTGGATTTTGCAAAAGAATTTGCAACTACTCTGCAAGATGAATTTGGCGACGACGTGCATATTATTGAAGGATCGGTCAAAATTAGCGACAGGCTTGATATCAAGAATGAAATCAGAGAGTCGGAGAATCAGGTATTGGTCGCAACTACCGGGACATTCGGGATGGGTGAGAATATCAAGAATCTGCATTGGTTGATTTTGGTGCAAGCGCGGAAGTCGGAAATCGAAACGATTCAAACCGTCGGCAGGTTGCTACGGGTGTTTCCAGGGAAGAAGGAAGCGCTGATATATGATATCACGGACAATTTAGTAGTTGTTAAAGAGAGAGAAGACGGAACGACCATTAAGAAGAATTTTGGCAAGAGACATTTGAAAAAAAGAGTGGAGACTTTTTTGAAATACGGCCTGAAAGTGGTTGGCGTAGAACAGGTTTTTATCAATTAGGAAATCAATCAAGGTGTGATATAATAAATAGTAGAGGATAAGCAGGAGGCATACAATGACACTCATACTGAATGAAGAAGGCAAACTGGTAAACACGACGGACGAGTCTATTGACACATTGAAAAGAAAATCATATAAACATTCGATAGCAGAAAAGACAGACGAAGATATAGAGTCCTTCGTGGATAGTCTAGAAGAATTGGAGGATGGCGACGAGGAAGCATCTGAACCTGCTGGAGATTTAAGCGAAGAAAGTCTTGAAATCGCCATGCTTTATAATGAATTCAGGACAACTTTTACCTCTGCTTTTGGCGATGCTCCTGAATTATTCGATCAACTTGATTCATTTTTCCAAGAAAAAGGAATAGGTTTAAATGTCGGCTTGGAACAGATCGAAGTTGGTGCTGATATTCCGGGGATGGAATCTTCCGAACAAAGTATTGTTACCAGCGAAGTTGAAGAATCATAAATAATTATGGAGGACAGTATGAAACTTAAAGAAAAAGATATTTTAAAATTTGGAACAAAAAGTGAGGTCAAATTCTTAGCAGAAGCAGGATGGATGAATCCAGAAAAAAATGAATGGGCTGATCCTGAAACATCAAAAATGATTTATGTTGGCACAGATTCCGAAACAAACCCTACTGAAGAAGTTTATGTTCAAAGGGATTTTGGAAATATGGTATGGATTAATCACTTAGATAAAGAAGATTATTACGATAAGAGAGAACCCACATATAAAACTCCTCACGAATATATTCCTATTGAAGAATATAAAAAAACCAAAAAAAATCATTGGGCCTATGACAAAGTTGTTAAATTAGCAGATCAATTCCAAGCAGGAAAACCACAAAAAATACACCAAACGTATAGAAGCCAAGTACCTGAAAAATATACAAAAAATGGATATTATAGAGGATTGACAAAAGTAATGAATGATTTACACGCAATACGATCATATATAGAAGCCATGCCTTACGAATACGGAAAAAAAGCAGAAAAACACCCAGAAAAAGGTTACGATTTTGTCGTGAAAACGTTACAAGGTAGTGATTTCCAAAAACTTTCAGAACTTATAGATACTGTTGTTAGTGATTATTTTACTCAGGGTGCTTAATATAATTGTTACCAGCGAAATGGAGGACAGTATGAAACTTAAAGAAAAAGATATTTTGAAATACGCTACGGAAAAAGAAAAGAAAATATTAAAAGAGTCCAAAGCAGAAAGACCATCTTTTAAACTTAAAGACCTTATTACAAAAATGAACAAGGTGCGGCAAGACGAGTTTCCAAATAATTGGGAAGAAATAAAAAAATTGAGAGATTTTGATTTAGAGGCCTTAGCCGATATCGCAAAAGAATTAGGCGAAGCAATTAGTAACGAAATGCGATATACCAGTGAACATCTTTTTGAAGGAGATCAGGGATATGATCCGCAACTACGGGTCGAAAAATATTTAAAATATTTAAATACGGTCGTCAAAGAATTTGATACTGCAATTGCTAACATTGACTGGGGCCCGTGAGCGCATAATATAAAAGAAAGAGAGTGAAATGACGAAAGACGAAGGAAAAGAATGGTATCGCCATTATTATTGGAAAAACAAACTTAAAAATGTTTTGGGTGGCGAAGGCAGTGAGTTTGAACAACGTTTACGAAAAAGAGGAATCCGGAAAATGTGGGATTCATCCTGCGGCCTTAATTTTACCTGCCCCTTTGATAAAAATGGAAATCCTAGGAAATATTTAAAAGTATTATTGGCACTGGAAGTAGAACCCGGACTAACTAAAGAAGAAATTTATCGCGATGTGTTAAATTATCCTTTAATTGGGCATAAATTAGGGGGACAAGATTCCACTTCATTGTGGAGTCCATTGGCAAAAGAAGGATTGGTAATCTCACGGTACGACCCTAAAACAAAAAAGTATCGCAAATACTTAGGCCCTACTTGGCCTGAATACAAAGATAAAATTTTAAGACAACAATAAGGGAGTTATAAATGAATCAAAACAAAGAAATAGCATGGGTTTATTGTTGGGTTAACCAAACTAACGGAAAACGGCGATGTGGTCATACTGAAAATTTTGATAGAAGAATTAAAGATCATAAAAAAACATCAAAAATTTCTAATCATCATTTCTATAATGCTTTGAAAAAATATCCTATTGAAGAAGGGCACTGGATAATAGAGTCTTTGAAAGTTTTCAAAGATGAGATGTTGTGGTTAGAAAAGATGTGGAAGGTTCTCTATAAAACTACTGACCCCAAATATGGGTATGATTTGATGATTGATGAAGAAGACCGAAGTGGTAAAAATAATCATATGTTTGGAAAAAAACGCCCCGAACATTCAAAAAGAATGTGTGGTGAAAATAATCCTATGTTTGGGAAAATTGGTAAAGACCATCCTAGTTTTGGAACGCATCTGTCAGCCGAAACAATAAAAAAGCAAAGCGAAGCAAAAATGGGCGAAAAAAATCATAGATTTGGAAAAGGGTATTTATTAATGGGAGAAAATAATCCTAATTTTGGTAATCGCCGAAGTGTAGAATGGAAAATAAACCAGTCTAAAAAAATAAAGAAAGCTTTAGAAAATAAAAAACGCATAAAAAAGATTAAATAAGACCAAAATGACGATTGATGACTGTTTTTCTATCTACAAACAAATCCAGGACGAATCCAATGCGATCAAGAAACCATTCTACGAATATCAGAATTACCAAATAAAAGACACAAGAAAACGAGCATTATTTCAAGAATTGGTTAATTCCAATATAGATATTAAAAAGTTTTTTCTCGCCAATGAGACTTTACAGAAGAATTTTTTCATTGATTATTTCGGTTATAATAAAGATAAGTGTTTTATGTTGTATTATTCCTGGGATGAATTTTTAACGAAGAAACGGGAAGAATATTTCCATCGGGTCATAAATGTATATAGAAGAGGTATTAAGATCGATTTAAACAATCGTGATGCGTTTCTTTCGCTGACCCCCGTAACTGATTACCTGTTTTTCTCAACCATTTACCCCGAAACCCAAGAATTGTTGCTATCGTTGGACTCCGACTGGATCAAGTTTAATATGCCGACTTATGGGAGTGCGATGGATTACGTTCGGCGGGTTACGCGCGGGAATATGGTTCTGAAACAGATGAAAAGTTTTGACAAGCTTCGGGGGAAAGTATTAACGGTTATCAATAAATAGAAATGAAGGAGTGCGTAATGGGAAAATTTAAAGTGCTGGAAGTGAAAAACGTAAGATTAATACAAGTAAGTAAGCAAATAGAAAAGGAATTAATAAATTTTATCCCCAAAAAGAAATGGTTACAAACTGAAGTTTTGAATGAATTGGAAATGTTTTTGAAAAAAGTGTACGACGGTAAATATAAAAAATGGATAGAAAGAGTTGATATTGGAAGAGGGAATATTATAGCGATATATCACCACAGTCAATTTCCCAGAGCAGAAGTTTTTGATGTATTTTTTGACAAAAATACAGGTTTATTTATTAGACATTTATATGATAGAGTAGTAGAAAATTTCCAAATTGAATTAGAAACAGAAATTATTAATAGAATGAATGAGCGGGGTTTTACAGAACGCACAATAGAGCGCGACGATGAAATAACAAGAATTGTAAAAAACTTAACTGTTCGATTTGAAAAAAAAGGCCCCTATACTTATGATATGGAAGAAGAGAAAAAAGGCACAGGAAAATCAAAAGATTTGAAAAAAATTGCAATTATTGATTTTGGGAATAAAAATATTAGACGATTTACTACGGGATATTATGACAAAAAAGGCGTAAAAGGAAAAGAAAAAGAGGGGCACACCACAGATGATACCAGAGAAATCGCGCCTATTCTTTTTGCATATAAAATTTTAAAAAAAACACCAGACGCTAAAAATTTAGGTGTATCTGAAAAATCTCTAGATTCTATTAAAAAAAAATACGAAGAATTCGCCACAAGTGATATTATAGAACATCGAAAAAAAGTAAAATTAGCAGAATATCAGGGGGAAGTAATTGCTGAAATTATAAAGGCTAATCCAAATTATGAAATTTATAGAGGTGGTAAAAATACAATTTATTCTCAAATTCGCTTCAAAGGACGAGATTTATATAAAAAAGAAACTGGAAATTCTATTGATGTAAATAATTATACTCCCGCTGATTTTATTATGAGTAAATTTAATACACCCCCTAGTGCGGAAAAATTAACTGAATATAATAATAAATTTGCTAACGATTTACTTAAAAATGGCATAATTGGAAAAGTTTCGCCAGAACATCCTCTAATTGGAATATCCCAAAAAGAAAGTGAAGAGTCTAGGGGCGGCGCAGCAAAGCAGTTTTTTTCTATTGTTAAAAAAGATATTTATGGAACAATAAAAATTCCAGACGCTTCAAAAATAAACATTGATAAAATGTATAAAGACATAAATGCTAAGTTAAAAGATTATGATTTTATACAACTTGAAACAGATGAGGGCCGACAATTTATAGATGCAGCTACAGCAAACGATGATACAAAACAAATTACTTATGAACTTTTTAAAATGGTTGAAAATCTTGTTACAGGAGGAAAAGGCATAAAAGCGGGAAATATTAAACCCGAATATTTTTTGGAATTGGTTGAATTTGCTATTGCTGCTAATCCCGATCTCAATCCTTGCTTTTATAAATTGATCGCTGCAGATATAGAAGCATTTAACAACGAACGTTTTGAAATTAGTTTAAATATTGGCGGAAAAGAAAAAATTATTGTTAAATATTCAAAATCTGCTAAAGAAATTCTTTTAAATATTCCTATTTTTGTCACCATTGATACAGGAGAAGGTTTTCGTAAAAAGAAACTTTATAAAGTCAGATTACCTTTTACAGTTACAACTGATGGTATTGTTCCAAATGTTCATCGATTAGAAAATATGGAATCCGCAACAATAGATGATACGATAAATGTTATAGCGGGTAAAAAACAATTAAATTCCATATCCCACCTCAAAGCAATGGGATACGGAGAAAAAGAATTCCAAGAATTGCAATCTATTTATGAAACTGGTATTCGGCCCCGTTGGCTTAAAAGATATCGAGAGCTGGTTTATACTTTTATATTAAGAAGGATAAGCAAAGTAAAAGATGCAGATATTCAGAAAGAACTAAAAATAGAAATAGGAACCGAATTAGAACATATTAAAACAGGAAAAGAAGACCATAATGAGGCGGCGTCGGCATACAAACATATTTTAAATAATCTTTTTCAAAATGAAAAAAGCGGCGTTATTTGGGACGACGAGAACAAAAAATACATTTTTGAATCAGCAGTAACCTCATCAGAGAAAAAAATAGACGAATTCTTAGAAAAACTATAACAGTTTGTGTTATAATATAGGTAACGAATGAAACAGAAAAAATTGATATTAGTAGACTTTAATAACGTAATGTATATGGTCGTATTTTCGAAATTCCTGTCAGAAAAGTATAAAGGGCATACCACCGAAGAATTGTCAGGGGAGAAATTCGAAGCATTGGTCAGGGATTCGCTGAAAATGACGTTTCAGAAAATACTGAATATTCTTGAATGGAATCAGGAACATAATACTGATATCTTGTTTGCCAAAGACGGTTACAGATTGTGGCGGAAAGAACGATTATTCTCCGGATACAAACAACATCGAAAAGGCAAACGAGATGCCACTAATATTGATTTTCGTTTGGTGTTCAAAGTATTCGACCGTGTTTGGTCAGAATTAAAAAATATTTTACCGTTCAGGTTTATCACGCTCGAACATATCGAAGTGGATGATATCATTTTTATGACGATCAATGCTGAAATGGACAAATACGACAAATTCCAGATTTATTCGACCGACTCTGATTTTCGTCAGACACTACGATACGAGAAAGTCGAATTATACAATCCACGAATCACGAAATTCATCGAATCGGACAATCCTGAATACGATTTGTTCGAAAAAATCATAACCGGTGATAAAAGTGATGGTATTCCAAATATCTACGCCGATTCGATCAACGAACGACAGAAGCCGATATTCAAGAAACGGGTCAAAAATTGGTTCGATGATCGCGCAGAATTCAAGACGTTCCTGAAAGCACAACCCGTAGAAGTGCAGAAGCGTTTCGTGAGAAACAAACGCCTGATTGATATGCGTGATATCCCAGAAGATATTCAGCGTGAAATTTGTGTAGCATTGGAAAATGACAGAAACCAATTTGATCTTCAAAAGTATATTAAAGTGGCAAAGAAATATTTTATTACCGTGATGGAAGAAAAGGCAGATTTGATACCAAATGAATATCGCTGAAATATTAGCACAAATTAAACAGGATTCCGGTGAGAAGATCACCGACCCAATTGCGCGGCTGGAGTCAAATTCAGACAAAGCGCTGAGATATAGCGAGTTGTTATTTCGTGTCTCCAGACAGAGAAATAAGGAAAAGATCGAGGTGGACAAGAAGTATTCAGCATTGTATTCAGAGGGGAAATACAAAAGTCATCTGCTCCTGAAGAACAAAGCAGACATCGACGCATATATCGAGTCGAATGAAGAATATATGGTAATGAAGAACAAGCTGAACGAATGGGAAAACCTGGTGCAACTTTTGGAGAATCTGGTTGATATCTACCGTCAACGGGAAGCTTCGGAAAGACTGATCTTCAAAGCAAAGACGGGTGTAGGATGAAAGTCAAAATACACAAACGAACAAAATCTTGGTGTAGTGGTTGTGATGCGAATATTGTTGCGCCTGGAGAAAAATGCAAGGTGTGTGGATCAAGAGAAGCCGACAAAAAATCAAGACGGGTGAAAAATCATATTCCGAACGAGGAAACAATAGCATCTATGAAAGAATGTGATGAAGGCAAGAACCTAACCCGCTACGACAATATAGATGATTTTTTTAAAGACGTGTTTAATGGGGAAAAAAATGATACATAATTGCAGATTTAAAGACAAAGAGGGCGATATTTATTCGCCATTTCAAGACGCAGTTGCAGAAGGCGCATTTGAATATTGCGACTGGTATGACGGCTACGAATGGTTTGTTCCACGGTTTAAAAGAAAACGTTGGTATTGGCCATTTGAACGAATTTCAATAGCGGTAGACCTTTTAAGATACTGTCCGTATTGTGGAGATAAATTGAAAGGGACAGAAGACGAACGTATCGATAATGAAAAGAAATTTGGCGAGAAAGAATGATAAAAAATAAAGACAAATTAGTTATTCTTGATATTGAGGTCAATACGAAGGAAAACGTTAAGATGAATGAACACTTTCATGTTATTCAAATTGGCGCAGTCAAGAAGGATTTCGGGGCAGGCAAACAGGATTTGTTCAACGCCTATGTCAAACCGAAAGACGTATTCGAATACCCCAACGGTGGCCCGATATTAACTCCGTTTATCAAGGAATTAACAAAGATTACACAGGAACAGGTCGATGGGGCAGAACCGTTTGAAGTGGTCTGGCCGAAATTCCTGAAATTCTGCAGTCCTTATTTTGAGTGTTTTGCTTCGTGGGGATCATACGATTGGGAAGTTCTGCAACGATCTTGTGAGTATTACAAATTGAAATTTCCATTTAAATACCACGTCAATCTCAAAGAATATTACAGATTATATTATAATAAAGGAGAATGGAAACCAGGCACGGGCGTTCAAAAAGCGTTAAACTATTTTGGACTCGAACCCGCATTAGCTGCACACAACGCATTGAATGACGCAGTAATGATAACAGCGGTTGCTTCGAAAATGGTAGAAACAGGATTTTACACTTTTACGAAGAAAAGATACGGCGCATCCTTAACTTCTTGTAAAGATGGAAAATGGCTTTGGAATCCGGTGATTGTCAAAAAATATAAAGAATTAAGTGAATGGCGTGCAAATATCGAGGGGGTACTTTTTAAATGAACTCAAAACAAAAGGGCAATCGTGCGGAACGGGAAGTTGTCAAGATTTTGAATGATTTTTACAAGACCAATATATTTGAACGAGTACCGTCAAGTGGTGCCAGAGCAACCACATCGAAGAATCTTACCGAACATAAGGCGAATGTGATGATTGCAGATATTATCGTGCCAGAGAATTTTCCATTTTTTATCGAGACTAAATTTTATAAAAATGAACCTGATCTTTGGAAATTATTTGAGACAGGTTTATTTCCCGATGGTTGGGAGAAAGAACGAACTGAACAAACGAAACAAATAGAGGTCACGAAAAAAGAGGGAATTATTCTTGTATTTCGGGCAAATAAACGAGGATATTTGGCGATGTTGGAACAAGATATTTATAATGATTTTTCTGGCGAAGAATATCCATCACAGTACATTTTAACTTGCGACCGAGTGATTATGTCATTGGCTAATATGCTTACCTATTTAAATTGCTATACGACGGCAGAAAGAGAAAAGTTTAAACAGGACGAATTGGATAAATATATGAGTGAGGTAAAGAATGAAGAAAGTTAAAGTGCCGAAAGGAACATTTTGGGCGGAGAAGGCGAATAAACTATATATGGTTCGCTGTCCAGAGTGCAAAAACGAAAATTGGGCGATGGCAGTAGCAACCGGCATTTGTGCCTGGTGTGGTTATGATTGTAATAGTAAAAATAATAAGAAGGTGAAAAAATGAAAAAAGTAATATTGATGTTTTTGGTTTTATCCGTAGTTGGTATTTTTCTTTTGGCTACTGACAAAGGGTTGAGAATGTATCTGTTCGATGAAGATTATTTGGGAATAGGATAAGTGAAAAGAATATTAGTAACAGGAAGTTCAGGAACAATTGGAAACTGTTTATGTGAATTTTTACTTGTTAACGGGTTCGACGTTACGGGTATAGATATTCGACCTAATCGATGGAATTCTGAAATTGATAAACGGACGGAATTAATAGATTTACGATATCCAGAAAAAATTAATGAAATTTCTAATGATTTCGATATGATTGTACATTTAGCGGCCAATGCCCGCGTTTATAATTTAGTAACCAATCCCGACCTTGCACGTGATAACTTTTTGATGCTTTATAATATTCTTGAATTTTCCAGAAAAGGAAAAATTAATAAATTTATTTTTTCAAGTTCAAGAGAAGTTTATGGAAATTCAGGATTAATTATGCATAGTGAAGACGAGGCGAGCATTCGTCGCTGCGAAAGCAGTTATACAGCTACAAAAATAGCAGGCGAAGCCCTAATACACGCTTATAATCAGTGCTATGGGATTGATTTTGTAATTTGCCGTTTCTCTAACGTTTACGGTCGTTATGATTATAGTGATCGAGTCGTTCCATTGTTTATTTCCAGAGCATTAAAAAATGAGGATATTCATATTTTTGGCAGAGATAAGATATTGGATTTTACTTTTATTGATGATACTATAAGCGGGGTTGTAAAAGCAATCAATTTGTTTGAGATGGCAAAGAATGAAGTTTATAATATTGCTACCCAAAAAGGATATTCAATTGAAAATGTGGCACAAACCATTATCAATCTTGTAGGGTCAAAAAGTAAATTATATTTTTATGGTAACAGAACAGGTGAGGTAACAAAATTTGTTGCCAATATTAATAAAGCTAAGGCCATTTTAGGATACGACCCTGAATTTTCACTCGCTCAGGGGATTCAAAAAAGTATTGATTGGTATGAACCAAGAATAGATGAATATTTGGAGGAATTAAAATGAATCAAAAATTGATTGCATTGTTTAAGAAGATCGTAGCGTTTATGAAATCAAATTGGATCGCGGTTGCAATTATTGTCGGGCTTTTGATATTTGGTGGTGGTATGAAGTCATGTGCGAACAAGAAAATCGCCAAACTGGACGCAGAGAATACCCAGTTGAAAAAAGACAATAAACAACTCGATCAACAGGTAAAAGATCGGGAAAAAGAAAATAAAGTGTTGGATGCTCAGTTGAAAGTGGTCTTGAAAGATTTATCTGATTTACAGAAAGAAAAAGAAAATATTGCCGCTGATAAAGTAAAAATTGCCAAGAAATATGCTGACCTGATGAAGAAATACGGCGAGCTATCACAAGCGCAAAAAGATGCTTTACTTGTTGAGGTTTTGAAGAAAAATAATATTAGCGTCGAAATCCGTGACAATAGCTTGATAATTACGTTAGAAGAACGTGGTAAACTCTATACTTTGATTGTTTCTATCGATCAGTTAAACGAGCAACTGGGGAATTGTGAGGCGGGAAAATACAATTGTGAAATGACTGTTGTAAAGAAAGACGAGGAGATTAAGATTTTGGGCAATAAACTCGTCTTGAAGGACAAAGATATTGGTGATTTAAACATAAAGATCACGAACCTTGACAAAGAGGTCAAAAATTTAAACAAGAAGATTTTCTGGTCGAAAGTGGGATTTCTTGGTAAGACTGCCGTGCCAGCATTGGTGATCGGATTATTGGTTGGACACTTTATTAAATAGAGATAGAGAATGAAAAAGTTAGCAGAAGTAGTGGTCATGATTTTATTGTTATCGCTGACATTCGTATCGGCAGTCTGTTTTAGCAATTTTTTTATATCGATAACCCCAAATCTCAATTTCGATACCCAGCAAATTATTGCAGGAATAATAATGATTCTTATGATTTGTTTCCTTGCTTGGGTAAATGCGATTTTGATGTTCAAGTTTGTAGATTGGATTGATAGATAGTAAATATAAGGAGACTTTATGCCCTTAACAGAACTGGAAACACTTAAACTAGCCGAAAAGTTTTTTCAAAATGATATTGATGTAGCGCATATCTGGACAAAGAAATATGGAGTCAATGGCGAAACCCCGCACGATGTTTGGAAAAGAGTAGCTAAATTAACCTCCGAAATGGAAGAAGAAAAGAAACAGAAAAAGTGGGAAGAAGAATTCTTGGATATTTTAAGGGATTGGAAATTCGTTCCCGGCGGCAGGATATTGTTCGGACTGACAGAGAATATTAAGGAAAAGGATAAACGAAAGATCACGTTATCGAATTGCTTTGCAATGCCTTCAGCGGAGGACAATCTCGAAGATATTATGCGGGTTGGAACGCTGATGGCGCGCACCTACGCATCAGGCGGGGGTTGTGGCACTGATCTTAGTCAGATCAGACCGAAGGGCAGCAGGGTAAGGAACTCCGCAATCGTCAGCGACGGCGTTGTTCCATTTGCACAACTTTATTCGAACATTACCAATACGATTGCGATTTCGGGCCGCAGGGGCGCCTTGATGCTTACTCTCGACTGTTCGCATCCCGACGTGATGAATTTTATAAACTGCAAACGCGACCTACAAAAAGTAAATAGTGCAAACATTTCCATCAAACTAACTGACAAATTTTTCCAAGCAGTCGAGGCAGATATCGATTGGGAAACGTATTACAAAGTAAAAGATTCTGGTGAAGAAATAACTCTTACATTTAAGGCGAAAGAAATATTTGATATTATTATTCGTAATGCGTGGGAGTCAGCAGAACCGGGAGTTTTGATGTGGAGTCGAATCAAGAATTACACACCGCTGGTGGGATTTCCAAAATATTCGCCCGTTACGACCAACCCGTGCGGAGAAATTGCACTTGCTCCTTTCGGCGCTTGTCTATTGGGAAGTTTAAATTTATTTAAGTTTGTCAAATACGGTTTTACCAAACGTGCGGAATTCGATTGGGATGATTTTAAAAAGACCACGCATACAGCGGTAAGACTGATGGATAACATTTTGGAGTTGCAGATAAAATACGGACTTTATCCTTTTCCTGAACAAATTGAACACGCAAAAAATTCCAGACAAATGGGATTGGGAATCAATGGACTCGCGGATATGTTTATTTTGTTGGGGATCAAATACGATACACAGGAAGCGTTGGCGTTCGTCGATAAACTGTTTTCATTTTTCAGGAATGAAAGTTATCGCGCATCGATAAGTTTGGCTAAAGAAAAAGGCACTTTCCCCGATTACAATAAAGAGGCGTATTTCAAATCGGATTTTATCAAAGCACTGCCGCAGGAAATCCAAAATGATATTGACAAAAACGGCATCAGGAATATTACACTTAACACTTGCGCACCGAATGGAACGCTATCGATCATTACAATGTCGTCATCGGGTATTGAGCCAATTTTTCAAGTGGCTTATGATCGCAGGGTAAAATTGGGCGACGATGGTTCGGAGCGGATCATTAAGGTCTATCATCCCCTCTATCGCAAGTATCTGGAAAAGAGTTATGAGATTCCCGATTACGTCTGGATCACCGCTCACGATATCGACTGGCGCTTCAGGGTGGAATTACAGGGGATTGTTCAGAAATATATCGACAATTCAATTTCATCCACAATCAATCTGCCAGCAGACGCAGAAGAGGAAACGATTAAACAGATTTACCTGTTAGCGTGGAAAAAAGGACTGAAAGGTGTTACTGTTTATCGTGATGGCTGTCGTGAAGGCATCTTGCTGAAAAAAAAGAAGCGCCCTTACGAGTTGCTTGGTAAGACGTATCAGGTGAAAGACGATAAAGATATCACCTATTACATCACCATTAACAGTATTTTCGAGGATTTGAAACTCCGCCCATTTGAGATATTCATCAATTCGAAGGAAACAAACGAGTGGAGTGTTTTGACATCCAGATTGATTTCAGCGATCATGCGCCGAACCCCCGATATCGAATTTGTCGTCAAGCAATTGAGAAAATCGACACAAAATCACGATGGATTATTGGGTAAGATCGCTGATGTTCTCGACGGATATATCAAGAAGCCGGTATCGGTAATTCATCAGGCGGCGCCAGTTCTGTCGAAACCAGTGGTTAAACAGGAAGAAAAGAAAGTAGTGGGGATGGATAAATGCCCGCAATGTGGAAATATAAGTGTAAAGAACGAGGCGGGATGCCGAACCTGTATAACACCTGAATGCGGCTGGGGCGGCTGCTCAATATAAAAAATTATAACAAGGTGTGATATAATGAATTCTATGAATGAACGAAAGATTTTTTGTAAAGATTGTAAGTATGTGAGAACTCCGTCATTTATTCTGCCAGGCGATCTTGATTATAAATGTTTG